TCGCACGCCGAGGCATGCGAATCTCAGACTCCAGGATGGCAGGGCTGGTGCTTATCGCACGTGCCAGCCTGATTTGTGTGCGACAGAAGCCAAAAGGCAATCCAGGGAACTACGGATGTCCGAAGTCGGTCGTTGGTTTGACCAACCGCCTCGGACGGGAAAAACGGTACCGGGAACGGGCAGCGGTAATTGCAGAGAATCTCCCCACGCTAGCAACAGCGTGGGATCTTTCTCATGGACAATTCCACCTCCCCTCCGGCCCCGCCAACACCCGTAGCGCCCACAACTATCTCTGCTATATAACTAACGTACTTCTCATCGGTCTTCCCTTCGTAAAGGGGGTCTCATTTGGATGGAGGCTGAGGTCACAGGGTCCCCCTGACGAATGGAACTTCCGTCAGGAGAAACTACCCGTGAACCCCGCCTACTTACCATTCATCCACTCGAGACTCACATCCTATACGAGACTCTTCCAAGCAAGTTCGCTCGGAAGAGCCCTCCCTCTTCCCGTGAAGCATCTCGTTGATCGAGCGATCCGCGAGAAAGAGAAAGAATGGACGACCGAAAGGACACCCGCGCCCCCTGAAGAGCTCGAGAAATTAACTCGCTTTGCCAGAGACCTACTTCGCGACTGTTTACATCGGAAGGAGGTTCAACTCAGCAAAGCGATCATCAACGAGCTCGACGGGGACCAGTCCTGGAGGGGCCAACCCATAGCCCCTCTCCCGAACCAACGGGCATCCCTAGAAGTACCTGCAAGCAGAGGTGGTTGCCGGACCGCCCTCAAGCAACTCATGACAGAACGGAAACAACAACTAAAGGCCGCACCACCGACGGGACGGCGCCGGAAAGAAGAATTAACGCAACCGTGGATCACCGAACCGACCCACACGCCACGTACAATCTTCCTATTCACGGAATGGAACCTTGCCCGAACATCGGGGGCCGGCCGGCTATCTTTCAAGCCAGTCGGAATCCCGGAGGTCGGAAAGGTTCGCGTAGCATCCGTGCATACCAGCACCGCTACCCACTTCGGGCGGGCTCTTTCTGGAGAGACAATTCCCTTACTCGCGCGACACCCATGGTTCCGTGCCGGTCTGACTAACGAGACACCTATTATGCGGGACCCAGAACCTGAAGTTCTGGGTGCTCCCGCACTACTAGTGTACTCAGCAGACCTAACAGCGGCAACCGAATGGATATCGCATGATAGGGCAAAAGCGATCATGAACGGGATCGCCACAGCTCTCCAATGGAGCCCAGACCGCACAGCGGCAGCACTTTCTCTAGTTGGCCAACAACATCTTCAAAGCATCGACGGCGGGTGGAAGTACACTAAGAACAGTGTACTCCTCGGACTGGGGGTCTCCTGGACCATACTCTCCGTCCTTAACGCGTTCAACGCCTCCGGCGGACACAAGATTAGCTCTGATAAGACATTCGTAATCTGCGGCGATGATCTCGCAGCTCTCTGGCCACGCACTCGGATCGAGGCGTACCATAAGAGAACTGAGGAATCAGGCCTGAAAATAAATGTCACCAAAAGCTTAATCAGTGTCGTCGGAGGAGTATTCTGCGAAAAGCAGATCATACGGACCAGTTACCACCACGCATCCGCCACCCAAGTCGACGGCTTACGGGAACTCTCAGCGGCGAATCTTTGGTTCCGCGGGAGGAAGCATGGGGCATACGCCGTGCGCGAGCGCCTTACCAGCAAGCTCCCCTCATTGAGGGGAACCACTGCAAAGCTCGTCAGGCACACGCTTGCCACCACACGCCCCGCGAGAACACCAAACGGACCGGTTGAAATCGGAGGAAACGGGGGACCAATATCCACGCGGGGTGATGCTAAAGCATACCGGTCGCTACTCGCGACCTACACCCGGCGTGGTCCCGTCTCCACGATCATCCAATCTGCTGATGATGACTGGAGGGAAGTGTCGAAGGATCTCCGAGCACTCCCCACCCAGCCAACCGGAATCCGCCTCTCATCCATCGAACCCGAAGCACAAGCAGCGCTTGCTCGCCGTGACCATAGCCAGTTCCGCGGGCGTCCTGAAGAACGTCCCATCGGCCAGCTACGGGGCATAGCACAGCACCGCTTAGCAGCCGGGTCAAAGGACGAGATTATACGGTCCCCTACTTTGATGTTGAAGGCTATACGCGAGACACACCGATTTTCGAACCGGGGGCTCAAGCGCATCCGTCTCCTCTTGCCACTACTCTGTCACACACCGAATCCATCACCTCGTATCGCGCGCAGGATCGCGCGGACACTCACACGCTTCCGGGCCGACCC